TCAACTTCTGCTTCACCTGCTTTTGTTTTCTTAAGCATATTGTTAAGACTTTGCCAAGTACAGATTGTATGGGTCTTGTTGTATTCTTTTCTATCACCAAAGTATACACCAACATCTAACCCAAGATTGATATAGTCGGCTTCAGTTTGTGTTACAAGACTTTTGTTAGGGACTATAACGATACTACGACCATAACTTTCAATAGACCAACTTAATGCTGCTGTGATTAATGTTTTACCTGCACCTGTAGCAATTTCTTGTAATGATTGCGGGTTCTTTAGAAACTCATTAATGATTGATATTTGATAGTCACGCAATACAACAGGTTTACCTGCAATTGTATGACCTTCGGGCCAATTTTTATGTTTGAATGTTTCCTCGGACACTTCTGCAAACTTAAATGTTGTACTATATGTACGCAGGTCCTCTAATTCAATATCATAGTCTCGGCTATCAATGAAAGGTAGTATTTCGGGTAATAGATTGACATAGCTACTGCCACCTAAACTGAAAAAACTTACCTTACCATTCCATCTACCAAGACGTACAGCGGGAAGATATCGTGCACCAGGCACATCGTACTCAAACATCTTAACCAGTGCTTTGCGTTCGGTTAGTTCAAGTCCTTCAATTTTGCAATTGACTTCATCCTTAACGATTATTTTACATTGTTTCATATTAGTACTTAGTATAGCATAGTTGCTTATGCAATTGCAACTGTAATGGCAAGAAGGGACCTAAGTCCCTTCTTGGCTCATCAACCTTATTTGTCCATACGACCAATATCGTCAGAAAGTGTTTCTAATTCTTTCTTGTGTTTTAAGTTATATAGCATGGTGCTATATACTCCGGAAATGAATAGATACAGTGCACCTGCTATAAGTGCAAAAAAAATAAACTGATTTCCACCGTAGATAATTGCTACATTAAAAATTACTACACCTACTGCTGCGGCTGCAACAACTGCCAATGTACGCACGGCAGCAATAAAACGAATATCATTAAACATAAATTAATCCTTTATAAAAATAAACTAACACAACTACCCACCACTCTTAAGTAAAAACTTGTTAGAAACGGTCTTGAAGGACACTTGCTGTCCGTTACACTTGTACACTAGACCTTCACGTTCTGGACCAGAAATGTCACCCATTACACTCTTGGCTTCTGCCATCTGTAGCAAATCAGCCACAGTCTCGTTAGTAAGCATAAAGTCTGTCTTGAACACAGGAACATGCTTGATATCCCATACCTTGCAGTATGCTACACGTTCAGCAGGAGTGAAGTAACGTCCAGCATCAATGTCGTAAATGTCGTATACGTAAAACTCTTGATCACGCATCTTGTAAATATTACCTTGAATTCCGTTACCAACAAGTTCACCTTGGATAGCAAGATTGCTAAGTGATTGAATCAGCTTTACATCAATTTCATTCTTGTAAGCAGTTGCCCACAGTGAATTGTCCTTGTTCGGCTTGAGATCCAAGTTACGTGAACAAACACCAACTTCACCGTCAATGATGTAAACAGTCATTGAAGACCCATCTAGCTTTTCGGTCACTTCCCAAGTTAGCTTTTCAGCCTTCCATTCTTCTAATTCAGTTGACAAGTTTTGAATACGCTCTTGATCAGTCTTTGGAATACGTGAAGGGAACATGCCCTTGACTTCACCTGCAAGTGATGCGGGGATTGGTGCTTCGTATTTTACAATACCAAGAAGTTCTGAAACATCATCATCAGGAATGTACGATGCGAATGGAATAACACTGAGTGGCAGCAACAGCCCTTGGCTCAGTTGACCACGCAGCTTTACAGTACGCAGACGTTCGCCTTTGACTTCGTTGTATACATGCGGAAAGTTTCCCTTTGATAGAAATGGTGCTATCTCATGAGGAATCCAAGAGTCAATTTCGCAATACACTGCTAGATCACCGGCAGTGTATTCACCCTTCTTTACCACGCAGGTCCATCCGCCTACGATAGCGCATTCAATTGCATCGGCATCCGGGATAGGACGCAGTGAATCAATCTTACGAATTGTAGCCATTTTTCTCATGTTATTTCCTTAAATACTTAAGGGACTTATTGACATTGCCCTTATAAATATTACAGTGATTAATTACGCATACAAGTTGTACGTGAAAGATTTTTCCAGTTTGTCGGGCTGATCTTAACTAGATCGGCAATCTTCAAACACATACGCAAACTCAATTCACGCAACTTGCCGTGATTTTCCCACATGAAGTCAAGAATTTCATCTTGAGTAGATTGTTCAAAATCATAGTCTTTGAACACCCCGCCATCAGCATCACGATGCACTTGCTTGATACGCAACATTTTGTCACGCTCACTATTGATAGTGAGGTCCAAAAAGTGACAACGACTTTGCAGTGCTTCCAAGTGATCCTGCAATTTCTTGCTTTTGATGTTATCAAACTTCAAGTTAGTGATAAAAATAGCACTACCGTTGAATTTGAATTCATTCGGGATACCTTCTTCACGCAACAAACGACTGTCACTGTTCCAGCAAATCTTGCGGGTCTTGCCACTATCCAATGCTGCTTTCAGAATGTTCAATGCCAACTCATCGGCGAACACACTATCACAGTCATCAAAAATCAGTACATTTTTAGTATCAGAATATTTGTACAATTGTGTGTACAATCCAAGTGCAGTCATTGCACCTTTGACAACATTGAACCGAATCTTCTTGCCAGCAATTTTATCAAACATGCTAGCTTTTTCCATTTGTGTTTCAACGCCGTACGACTTACCAACACCTGGAGGGCCTGCAACAATCATTGCACGGATATCACCGCTGATACATGCACGAGACATTTCATCAAGAATGCCAAATCGTTCGGCAATACGATTCATTGCCTGTTCTTCAGTTTCTGCGGACACTTCTGCCTTTGCTTTGAATTCTATTGTATTAACTGACACTGGTTCTCCGTTCATAAATTGAATATCTTCTATTGTATCCACTTTTACTTTGATTTCATCAATAGCAATAGCGAATTGTCCCTCATTTTTTACAGTAACATAGTTACCTTTTTTACCTGTCTGAAACCCTTTGACTAGAGTAAACACTGCATCAATTACAGGTTGATTACGATAAGAACCCGAGAGAATGCGAATTGTTGACATAGCTAAATTCCTTTATTAACTGAACAAGATAGTATTATATACCCAATACCATTTATTGTCAATAGTTTGTAAACCCTAGATTGTACATAGCACTACGAAATGGCTCTGGGCTTTTGGGGTCGGCCCACATATAAACATCGTTACGAACTTCCTCGGAAGTTTTGAATTCAAACAATTTGTAAATTTCATAGTTTGTGGACACTTCACATTGCTGAATGAATTGTGCGAGAGTAGTAATCATTTTGATTCCTTTATTAACTGAACAAGATTGTATTATACACCCAATACCATTTATTGTCAAGTATTGGGTGTATATAGATTTTAGTTTACTTTTGCAAAGCCGCAAAACATTTCAAGATCGTACCAAGCAATTGGCTTATTGTTACGCTCAAGCACAATCACTGGATATGCATCATCATTAGAATTATCACGCATTGACTCAACATCCCATTTGACAATATTTTTAAAAAAATCAAATGCTTTTTCTTCATCGTGGCCCAGTTGAACTTCATCAAACTGAACATTAAAACGATTAGAATTTACAAACTCATCAACATCATAAGACATATAAGGCCCTTTCAAGTGATTAAGAGTATATTATATACCCGAAACCATTTAATGTCAACCGTTTAGCAACTGAGTTCAAACAAAACTGCATCACCATGACGATTAACGACATGGACTTTTTTGCCATTGACCATGATGTAACCATTGTTGCCATCCAAATACATACCATGCGGGCAAGGCTCAATCGTCACCTCCCGAACAATCTCGCAAAAACCCCAACGCTTTGTGGGCAACTTACCTTGGAACAATCTCATGTTCTCAATGCCAGTAATCAGGATTTTTGCTTTCATAATCTACTCCATTCGTTGACTGCTTAAGAGTATATTATATACCCGAAACCATTTAATGTCAAGCCTTGAGGATATTGACAATACGCTGATGGATCATGTCCATTTCAGACTGCTCAACATAGAAATCCGTAGTTGGATCGTAGTAGGCACCTTCTATGTTGTCATAATACAACACCCGACCGGTGAAATTGAAGGGGCCTTCTAGACCTTTACGCGGACCATATTTGGTACGCATTTCATCCATCTGATACTTGTCTGCGACAACTTTGTAACCCATAATCAGCTCCTGTTTGTTGACTGTCTAAGTATATATTATATACCCAAAACCATTTAATGTCAAGCCTGATAGCAGGTGCCACAATCTGTGAGGAGTAATACGCTTGCAAAGATTAATGTTTTCATTTTTTAAGCAAACTCATTATGATTGTTTGACCAATTTGTGATTCAACATTGCGGACACTTTGCGAACATTGTGCCCAGGTAGCAAAGTCACCCTTGTCGTGAAAACCTTGACACATGGGCACCATGTAACCATAGTTTGGTCGTTGAATGCCTGAAGCACAACCCGTGAGTAGTACAGTTATTAGCAAAATAATATATTTCATTTGCTTGTTCCAATTTATTGTCAGCCTCAATCAACCTTAGCAAAGTAACGATAGGGCAAGCCAACCAAATAGCACAGAAACTCGTCATCACCGTTAGAGCCTTCTGCCTCGTGGATCCAACGCATAGCCATTTCGCGGTCTTTGGCGCCGATCTCCATCAGTTCTTTTACCCGAGATTCAAATTTCCTAGCCGCATCCTGTTCATCTTCCTGACGCTGACGGCTGTTGAGTTCTGCAATTAGGTACAGTTCCTCAAATTCCTTGTTAAAGTCTGCCTCAGTCCAGCTGGACGTATCAATGCCGCGTGGGCGAATACCGTGTGCGTCCTTGTAAATATCCCAGTACTGGGAAGCCATTTGCTCAAGAGTGCTCATTTCTTCCCAAGTAGTGAATTCAGACATATTTGCTCCGTTAATCAATCTAAGACTCTATTATATACCCAAAACCATTTAATGTCAAGTTTTAGGCATCACGTATTCAAACAAAATCCACTTTGCACGATTTAGGCATTGACGGGCATCCTCAGCCCGATTGAAGTCAACATCACCGTACTCGGGATTAATCATTTCTTGGGCGTCACTCATGAGGCTAGCAGCTATCATAGCAGGATCGGAGTATTTGAAGGTGAAACTAGATTCCACAGACTCACGCATGCCTGCTTCGGTCACACCATACATGCGGACTTCACGCTTTTGTTTCTCGGTCAGACGATCATACACGGTTGCAGTCATAAAAAGCTCCTTTAGTTAACTATCTATAAAGAGTATTATACGCCCAAAACCATTTAATGTCAAGTTATTGCAATGGATTCCAGTAATCGCCGACGAATCCAAATTCAGCAAATGGTCTAAATTTTATGTTATTATTTTTTACCTCTTGGTTAATGAATATAAAATCTGCTTGAATAAATATATCACGATAATATCCAGGGGAAACAATATCAAATAATTCAAAATTCATTTTTTGTGCTAATGGAATTATTTCATAAAAACTTTCTGCATTACATTCCACAATCATTAATCCCATATTAGATAATGTATTTTCACCACCGTTTAATATTTTTGCTTCATTACCGTCAACATCTATTTTTATAATAGAATCTAACTTATTAAAATTATAATTATAAAATAAATTATCTAAAGTAGATGATGTTATTATTTTTGATAATGTCATACCAGCTTTAGTGGGTGGACTATTTTCATCCACTAAAGTTGAGGACTTGACAATTCCGGTCTGAGTAATTACATTATATTCATAAAGATGCATGGGTTTTATTGTATCCATTAATGGTTCTGAAAATATTGTATAATTACTATTTTTGTAATTATCTATTAACTGCGGATGTAAATGTTCTAGCGGTTCAACTAGATAATGATGTGCCGTAGGGAATGCTTTTTTTAAAAACAAAGTGTCGGTATTGGCCCCAATATCAACTACATGATTAATCGGTGAATCATTTAATTTAGTAAATAATTCAAGTGCATAGTCCATTGAATGGTGTTTTTTAGTCATTTATATTTTTCTACTTTATATGTATTTAATGTCAAGTTTTGGTAAAGTCAATTTCCCAATCTTTTATCTGATAGTAGTTAATTCCATCGTGTTCGCTGTATCTATAAGCACCTAAGATTGGGATAGTTTCTTGCTTAAAAAAGTGTTCCCAAAGATGATTCAATTTGTTTTCAACTGGGATTTCAATTCTATATCCTCTATCGTTTTCATCCTTTAACCAATACTCTAAGAATTTTTTTGTTTTCAAATTGATAAAGAATTTTCTAACAGGCTTTAAAGTTTTTGTGCCTCTCCATAACTTAGACGTATCTTCAAAATGTTTATTAAAATCTCTAAACATTTCATCATGTTGGATATCGTTGTCATAAAACTCAGGCAATCGATAAATCAATGGCATCATTTCTTCTTTGACTATTTTACAATCGCCGTGAATAAATGTATTCAAATCTTTTCTAAAGCTAGAAAGATTTTGACCACGCAAAGTAATCATCACAATTTTCTTACTGAAATAATCACGGATAATATCAGCACGGTTTCTATCTTCCTGATTAATTACGCCGAACAAAATATTATCAGTAAGTGTGGTTGGTCTTTCAATAGTATTGATACCTGATAGTCGCAATCTATGCCAAGTAACACTTAATGCTAAAATATCCTCTGTAGTTTCAACCACTTCGTATTTTTTTACATTACCATTACTATAATTATCCCACGTTACAGAATTATTCATATTACCTGTAATACTCAATCCTGTAATAGTATTACTTCCTGTAATAGTAAGTGATGGGTGGCGTAGGCCCAATGTTGTAATTGTATTGTGACTCATGTTAGCCCCAGTAAGTGGTAGAGATTTTAATGCGCTTTGTTGCGCTACGAGTTGTTTTGCGTTGTTTGAATTAACCAATTGTAATATCCTCCATACCAGCCGCCCTTAAGCGAACAATGTGACCTAACATAAAATTTTTTGACTCTAATGCCTTCATAATTCCCAAAAACTTATTTCTGAGATAGGCTACTTCGTTAATCAACACTTCCATGTCAATCACTTCATCTTCACCTTCAGCATACTTTTCAGCATCACGGCTTGTCAATGCTCTATTATACGCTTCTAAATATTTTTGAAAATGTTTTCGGCGAATTTTCCGTAATTGAATATTCAAGTAGTTGAGTACCGCTTCTACTTCTTGTAGCTGATTGAATCTGTGTTCAGTAACACCGGGAATAGTAGCAATGTTTTTTTCAACATTGCCGTATACCTTTACTTCTTTTTTTGCATTTTCTAACTCAGCTTCAAAGTATTGAAGAAAATTAGGTATCTCACCTAAAGTTACTGTTATGCGTGTGTACCAATTCATTTAGTCCCATTCGTCTAAGTCATCTTCATCAAAATCTTCGTTCTCATCTTCTTGGAAGTGTTCTTCAGCGTAACCTTTTAATGCTTTGGTAATATCTTTGTCCTTGAAGGCATCTTTGATATCTTCAATTTCAAAATTATTATCAATTAAAAAATTGACAAGTGTATCTGCCGCATCATTACGTTCACTCAAATCAATGTGTTCACGCAATGCATCCCAAACTTCTGATATAATATCTAAACTCATTCTGTAACTTCCTCCTGAGGGGTTACATTACTTATCACTTTTTTAGTTTTTCCAACGTATTCTAGCATAACTTTATCTAGTATACCGTCTTTGTTTGCTTCCCATCCTTTGCGAAATGATTTAAGAATTTCCCCATCTTCGGTCACATAGACTAAACTGTTGCCTTCTTTCTTCAGTGCGTTAGACTTCTCAAACATATCAGTCAACCCACTATAAGGACTCATGCCTGTTTCGTATGGAATCTTAACTTGAATACTTTCAAAAGGTTTTGCATAGCGAGTTTTCATAATCTTACAAGCAGCACGAATACCATTTACTTCGGCAACCTTGTTACCATCCTCATCCTCTTTGAGTTTGAGTTTCTTCATGGCAACTACAATTGAACTTGCGTAGACAAATCCTTGACCACCTGAAATTTTATCATCTGGATCAAACATATCTTGACTTGCGTATGTGTGATTAGTAGCAACTAGCCCAACGTTGTGACTACCCAACATATTAACGCAGTTACGTACAAGTGCTGTTAGTGCTTTAGGCTTACGACCCATGTCACCTTTCATGTCACCTGCTTCAAACTGATTAACGTCAGTTGGAGTCAATAGCATACCAAGACTGTCAATAATAAACAATACTTTTGGTTTGTCTGTTTCTGGCAGTGCTTTATATGACTTCATAAATTCTGAAATAGTTTTACCCACATCATCAATCATAGCCATGTTAAGTTTAAGCAATTTAGATTCATTTGTATCCACACCTAATGCGTGTAGCCATTTTTCATCTAATGCGTTTTCACTATCAATTAGTACTACGTAGATGCCTTGTTGTTGTGCGTGTCTAACGAGGTTTCCGGAGCAGATGAAACTTTTTCCTGATCCAGATTCTCCGGCAAAGACAGTAACTTTACCAAGAGGTACGCCTTTATTAAAATCACCTGATATCAAATAGTTTAAGCCGAAATTACCAGTTGAAACCCAATCGGTTGGGTCGTTATATCCTAT